GCTTTGTATTTGCATTTGTCTTGCTCTGTTTAAATCACCAAGTGTATTGTCTATAACTTGTGATTGAAACGGATTTTGATACGCACTTAAGTTTGTATTCAATAGTGATTGTGGTCTTACATCTCTTATATCAGACCTATTAATATCTGTTGCTGAACCAGTAAAAGGTGTAACTGTTGGTGTTGATTGATTTGCTAGAGTATTAAGTTTTTGTCTAGGGTCAAAGCTCATGGATTGACCAAACATATTTCTTGTTGCGTCAAATCCTTGTAATTGGTCTGGGTTAAATCCAGCTACCCTTGGGCCAGTATAAGGAACGAAAGGTTGGTTTGCTACACTTTTGGCTTTATTGTATAAATCATCGTAACGAGCCTGTGTCGCTGGATCAACGCTTGATGTTTGTGTGTCTCCACCGCCTTTTAAAGCTCCGTATGCGGTAGCTGCGCCTAATACTGTTTCTATTCCCATAATTATAATTCCTTCTTGACTATATATTCTTGTTCAAAACCAAGATGTTTTAATTTTCTTATCCAACCTTTACGACCACCGCCATAAAGATATTTACATTCACAATTTTTTGCAAATTCTTCGATGCTTGGAAACATCTCTTCTAGTTCTTCGTAGTCTCCACCACACAAAAATAAATTTAAAACTCTGTATTTAGGAAACTCACCAAAGCTAGATATGTAAAAAGCATCTTTTCCTGGCCATATATGAAACATTCCTTGGCCTATTTTTTCTTTAATATCACTTAGATTATACCTATCTTGATGCTTTAATGCACTAATAATATGTGGCTCTAACCTTTCAAACTCTATCTCCCAGTCTTCTTTAGACTGTTGCTGTTGCTGAGAGTGTTCCGTTGTCTGCGACACTAACTTTATATTTTGTTCCATTTGGACTTACCAATACTAACTCGGTGGCATCACCACCATTTATTTGTATTCTTTCACCTTTATTGAAAGTCATACCTGTTTGATATTCTATCTCTGATATTAAATAGTTAAGATAGTTTTTATCGTAATCTTCACCTGGTCGTGTCAGTGTTTTTCTTGCCACTATCTACGACCTCTGTTTCTTAAATCTAATCGTATATTACCAACCTGAAACATCTGGTCAGTATCGCCAGTCACTTTCATACGAACTTGTCTGGCTGTAAATCTTGCATCGGTGTAACCATCACTATTAAAAGTAAAGTCACCAAAATCTGTTTCTGCTCCTAGTGGTGTGAATCTTCCTGTAAAACTTATAACAACACCAGGTAATGTATTTGCTTCTTCATCAGGTAGTATCTGATTACATTGCACATAGTTATCACCGTTACCTATTTCGATAGGCCCTGATTGTGCGTAAGGTACTGCTGTCCCTAAATTCTCAGAATTATTTAATGTTGTGCTATCGTGCTGATAAACATTACCAAGTGAATCACAAGCGATAGGATAATCAAAGACACCTTGGTCTATCCAACATCCTCTATCCATCTCACCTATTGACCAAACATTGTCGACATAGTTCCATATGACATATTTATTAGGTGTTTGTTGTGCATCTCCTGATGGGTAGAACCACCATATCTCATTAAAGTTGGAGTTATGGCCACCACAAGCAATACGTCTATATGAATATCTTATATTATCAAATACATGGTCATGCACATCACACCTAATTTCTTTAACTGATCCATCAAAAACAAAGAAAGAGTTTTCACCCATCCATGCTAAGAAGTTACCAGAGGATACTATTGTTCTTGGTGATGCAGTTTTACAGTTAGTACCAGCATCTTGAATACCGTATATAAAAGGAGAACCTGTATAGTAAAGTCTTGCTATACCTGTATCAGTAAAGATAATGACATCTGTTTGCCATTTAATACCACTTAATATTCTGCCGCCTGTTGGTATCTGTAAATCACCAGCAGTATTCGTTGATGCAGCTGTCCAGGTTGTACTTGCTTCTCTTGATGACCATTGTACTTTTCTTGGATCACCACCAGCACCCAAAGCTATAACATGACGTTCATTAGTGACTAAAACACCAGAACATCCTGTAGGAGAATTAGTTAGCTGTGAGCCTATGGTAGAAGGTGCAGAAGGCGACCATTTATAAATCTTGCCATCACTTGCACAACAGAAAAGTAAGTCTTCACCGAAGTTATCAAATGACCATGATTTAGAATCAAAGAATAAACCAGACTGTGATCTAGCATCTCCGTAGTCTTCTACATCATAGTTATATGCACCGTACCCAAGTGGGTCTGTTGATTCATCAGAAACAAAACCTGATGGAGTTATGTCATGCCAAGTTCCGTCATGGTTGACATAAATCTTTTGCCTTGTTCCAACTACTAAAACTTTTTTACCAGCATTAGTAATGTACGCAAACATTCCTGTTGGCGTTCCAGTTAAAGCAGAGTTTCTTATTTTTTCCCAACCACCAATAGGTCGTAGAAAACCATTTTGAAAACGCACTAAATTACTATCAGTCCAACGCCCTTTATTAGCGTAGTCTGTTCCATTGGTGACTACTCCAGCTGGAGGGGTGACTGGTAGTAAAGGCATTATTAACTATTGGATGATATGTAGCTGTTACCAGTCGAGATCGCAGTTGTATAAGATGTTTTATCATCTGAACTACCAGCTACGTCTGGAGTATCGTCATCTTCATCAACTGGCTCATAGCTTAAGACTAGTTCTATATGGTCTACGTTCCTTTGTACCATATCGTTAATTTCTGATTGCTCCATGCCTTCAACATCCCAAGTTCCACCGTTTACACCGTTGATAAGTGTTACGCTATCTGTTGCTGCTGTTAAGACTTCGCTTACTGTTTGTGCCATATTATTCTCCTTTTAAAGTTTGTATTTCGGCTTTTAATTCATCTACTGTTTTAGACAGTTCTTGTACTGCGTTTATTAAGTACCAAGTTAGGTTATCAGGGTTTACTGATTTAACACCTGTTGATTCTTCAGTAACTACGTCAGGTAAAATTGTTTCAATTTCTTGAGCTATAACACCAACCTGTTTACCTTCTTTATCAATAGCAGCGTGGCTTGGAAGTTCTGTTATTTCATCTTCAGTTCTATATTCAAAGTTTCTAACTTTAATTTGATTTATAGCATCAAGACCAATTGTATTATCTTCTATATTCTTTTTAATTCTTCTATCAGAAGTTGTTGACCATGATGATGAATTATTACCTTGATAAACTCCACCACTACCAGGAGCTATAAATCCAGTATTAGTACCCTTACCTGTAGCAGCAGTATTTGCTGTAGTGAATACCATTTCTCCAGTAACGGAAGATGAACTACATTGACTTAAATATCCCTGATACATATTAAAAGAACCAGTTGTCAAATTATTACCAGCAATACTAGGGCCTATACAGGTATTAAATTGTCCTGTTGTAATGACATTTCCAGCTCTATCTCCTATACCAATATTATTACCACCTGTAGTGGTTGCTGTTAAAGCCTGATAACCAACTGCTGTGTTGACTGATGCTGTGGTGTTAGCATCTAAGGCTTGTGCTCCAACAGCAGTATTTTTTGCTCCTGTGGTATTTACCAACATGGATTTTCTACCAATAGAAACATTATTACTTGCTGTGGTATTAGCACTTAATGCTTGATAACCTAAAGCAGTATTATCTGTACCAGTTGTATTAGCGTCTAAAGATAACGCACCAACTGCAGTGTTTTCATCACCTGTAGTGTTTGCTGTTAAAGCACTTCTACCAACGGCTGTATTGTTACTGGCTGTAGTATTTTGCTCTAATGCAGAATTACCTATGGCTGTATTATCACCACCAGTTGTATTATCTCCTAAAGAAAAAGCACCAACTGCAGTATTACGAGTACCAGTTGTATTAGCATCTAGAGAATTAGCACCTACTGCTACTCCATTTGCACCTGTAGTGTTTGCTCTTAAAGCCTGTAAACCTACACCAACATTATTAGAACCTGTTGTAGTATATTGCATTGCTTCTGAACCAACTGCTGTGTTACTTCCTATTGTTGCTGTAGACAAGGCAGCATAACCAACTGCAACACTATCACTTGTCGTTGTATTTGCATCTAGTGCTAAAGCTCCTACTGCTACGTTTTGAGTACCTGTAGTGTTTGCTTGTAACGCATTTTTACCAAAAGCTGAGTTATAACTAGCAGTTGTATTGTTTCTTAAAGAACCATCTCCAACACCAGTATTATCTGCACCTGTAGTATTTGCTGTTAATGAAGCATTACCAATAGCTGTATTAGC